GGCCAGCTCCCCGGCGACGGCAGCACCTGGTGCCCTCGCCGGCGGGGCTGCCGGGGCTGGCGTGGCGGCCGGCCCCACCGTGTCCACCTTGCCCCGCACGTTCGCCCCGGCCGGGGTGGCGGCGGGGACGGGCATCGCCGCACCGCCGGGGCTGGCCCTGGCCGGCAACGCGTTCCCCACCGCCGCCGCCGGGCTGGGCGCGGCCCCGGCGGCCGGCGGAACCCCCGGGAGGGCGGCACCCGCCGCCGCCGCTGCCGGGACCGGCCTGGCCCTGGCCCCGGCGGTGGTGCTGGCCTGCCTGGCCAGGGCCCAGGCCGCCGCCGGCCTGGGGGCGTGCGGCGCGGCGGCACACGGGTTCACCCCGGTTGTGTTCGCGGTGTCAGTGGCCGGGGGGCAGACAGGACCGGCAGCGGTCGCCTCCGGGACCGTAGCGGTCGCCGCCGCCGCCGGCGGCGGCATCCCGGGGAAACAGGAAGGGGCGTAAGGGCCGTGGCCGATGCGTACGTTCAGCTGCCCCCGGACGGGGCCGGGAAAAAGGTTGACACGTTCGAACTGCAAGTCGGCGGCAGCACGGTGGAACGGCAGCGGGTCCTGGTCAGCGACCCGGTACCGGCCGGGCCGCACCGGGCTGCCGGGGGGCGGCTGCTGTTCGTGGAGGACTTCGCGGACGGGTTCGCCGGCATGTACAACGACGGGTGCGGGTCCGCGAGCATTGATCACAACATCCGGTTCAACGGCCGGCCGAGTGTGCGGCTGGACCCGCAGGGCAACTCCAGCACCTCCAGCGCGACCGGCGGCAACCAGTCCCTCACCCTCGCCGGCTCGGCCGCCACCTACACGCCCACCAGCAACGGCACGCTGGTGGGCACGACCACCCAGGCGGGGGCACCGGCGATCAAGACCGGCGGGGTCAACTACATCGTGCTGAACACCCCGGCGGCGGCCGGGCAGTGGCCCACCGTTTCGGGGAACTCCTGTGTCCTCACCTACACGGGGGCGGTCACCACTGGCGGGGCCGGCAACTGGACCGTCACGTTCACCGGGGTCAACCTGCTGGCGCTGCCCGGGGCCCCGGAGGTGTCGGTGACCACCGCCAACCAGGGCACCGCCACGATGGCGGCGTGCAACCCGAACCCGAACTGCACCGGGTCCCCGCTCACGTCCGGGGTGGTGTTCAAGCGGCGGGTGTGCGACCAGTTCTCGGGCCGGTTCGGGCACTCGTTCTGGTTCCGGCCCACCGGCAAATCGGCCGCGACATCCTTTACGTCGGTGTTCACCGGCAGCCTGTACAACCGGGACGGGGTGAACCTGTGGGCGGCCCGGTGCCTCATCCAGACCGCCGTGGGGATGAACCCGCCCGGCGGGGTGTGGAATAACGACAATCAGATCCTCTGGTACATCACCGGCGTGTCGGCGGGGTTCGTGCTGGTGCCGTTCGCGTTCCTCACCCGGGCGGCGTTCAACCAGCACTCGTGGGACCCGGTGGGCGGGACGTGGGACCGGGCCGGCGGCTGGCACTACCTCAAGCTGATCGCGGACTTCGCCGTCACCCAGTACGTGTCGATCCAATTTGATGAGGCGGTGTACACGTCGATGGCCGGGCAGCCGCTGTACCAGGGGATCGGTGATACCGGGGCGAAGATGATGCACTTTTCGGTGGAGCTGGCCATGGCGCAGTCGCCAACGCGGCGATTCTGGAACGTCGCCAAAGTCACGGGCACCCAGGAGCAGTAGGTGGCACGCAAGACGCTGGTCAACTGCCTCCAGGCGCTCGGCGTCACCGGCGTGTCGCTGACCACGTCGAACGTCCTCACCGCCGGCGGCAACAGCCAGGAGCTGTATGATTTCGCCGCCTGCGACGCGGCCCGGTTCTACCTGGACATCACCGCGATCACCGGCACCAGCATCACGTTCGACCTGTACGAGCGGGACCCGGCGACCGGGGTGTTTTTCAAAAACAATCCCGCGTCGGACCCGCTGTTCGGCGTGGCGATGACCGCCACCAAGGCGGGACTGATCACCACCATCGACCCTGTCTATGCGGAGGCGTATCAGGTGTTTTGGTCCGGGACCTTCACGTCGGTGACGTGCTCGCTGCTTGCCCAGCTCGTGAACCGGGACTGACCGGTGCTGCTGGCGCTGGCACCGCTGTACGAGGTGCCCCGGCTGGTGGGGGCGTACGCCACGGCGGCCGGGCGGGCCGTGGTGGTGGCGGCGGCGGCGGGGACCGAGCCCCGTACCGCCGTGGTGACGGGCAGGCCGTGAGGAGGCGCTGATGCTGTGTCCGGGACAGGTGTATGAGACCACGGTCACCGTGCAGAACATCCCCGGGCCGCCGGCGGCGGCCACGCTGACCGTCACTAAACCGGACGGCACCACCGAGGCGCACAGCGGGCCGTGGACGTGGACCCAGGCCGGGTCCAACTACACCGCCGCCTACGACTACCTGCTAGCCGCCCCGGGGATCCACCGGTTCGCGTGGGTGACCACCAACCCGGGCACCGCGCCGACGCCGGTCACCGAGAACGTCCGCGACTACGCGTCCGCGCTGTCGATGAACGAGATCAAGGACCACCTCAACATCACCGGCACCCGCGACGATGACGAGCTGGGCGAGTTCCTGATGGCCGCCACCGAGATGCTGGAGGCCAAATGCGGGATCCTGGTGCCGCGCCAGTTCACCACCCGCGTGGATGAGGGCCGGTACCGGCTGGTGCTGGACACCCGGCCGGTCATCTCGGTGGCGTCGGTCACCAGCGTGTGGCCCGGCGGGCCGCAGTGGCTGACCGCGCAGCTCCGCTGGGACGCCGACGCGGGGATCGTGGACCAGATCTCGCCGTTCCCGTTCTACTGGGGGCCGTGGGACGTAGTGCTTACCGCCGGCCGGCCGGTGATCGCGGAGCGGATCCTGTACGCGGGCAAGGAGCAGGTGCGGCACATGTGGGAGACCCAGCGCGGGTCGATGCCGCCGGCGCTGTTGCAGGGCGAGGAGGAGTTCACCACCACCACTGGGTTCACGTTCACCATCCCGCGCCGCGTTTTGGAGGCGCTGGAGGCCGACATCATGCCCGCCATCTGAGCAGAGGAGACGCCTGGTGTCCTGGGCATCGACGTACCCGGCCGCGCAGGCCGCGCTGCTGGCCCTGTGCCAGGCCGGCATCGACCTGGACGGCGAGGTGCGCGACGGCCCGCAGGTGACCAACTCGGCCGCCCTGGAGGTGATCGTCATCGGCTACGTCACCACCGCTGACGACACCGCCGCTGACGGCAGTTTCGGCACCGGGGACATGGGCCAGGCGTCGGTGGAGGAGACGTTCACCATCCACAACGCCCTGGGGGTCCTGTCCGGGTCGGCGGACCCCGAGGCCATCGCCGCCGGCCGGGCCCGGGTGTTTGAGCTGCACGCGGACGTGGGCGCGCTGCTGGCCGCCAACCGGGGCCTGGGCGGCGTGGTGATGCAGGCCGAGATGGGGCCGTGGACGCTGCGCGAGGACACCGAGTCCGGCGGGTACCGGGCGGAGCTGCGGTTCAGCGTGGACTGCCGGGCCTTCACCCAGCGGTAGGGCCTCCCGGGCCCGGGAGGTGGCCCGGGGCTGACGAGACCCAGGGGCTAGGTGGTCATCCACATGGCCCCACGACGGGCCACCCCCGCCATTGTCACTCAACCCCGAGGAGGGGCGGCGATGACCGCTGCACTTGTCACACAGAGTTTCCCCAAGGCCGGCGGCGCCATCGCCTACGCCACCACCGGCGGATCCGGTGCGTTCCTGCTGACCACCACCGGCAACACGGCCCCGACCGGGCCGGGGATCGCGCTGCTGGTCAAAAACGGGTCCGCGTCCCCGATCACCGTCAACCTGGTCGTGCCCACGGCGATCACCGCCGATGGGCTGCCGGTCACCACGCCGTTCCCGGTGACGGTGGCCAACGGCGCCGACGAGATTATCCCGCTGTCCGCGACCCGGTACGCGGACCCGTCGATCGGCGGCCTGTGCACGTTCGGGTTCTCCGCCACGCCGACAACGGTGTCTGTCGCCGCCATCTCCACGAACTGAGGAGCCCTGCGATGACTGAAGCACACGACCCGCTGGACCCGGGGTTCGTCCGGATGATTCACCCGGCCACCGGCAACATCGCGGACATGGCCGTGGGCGCCACCGGCCTGTTTTACGCCGCCGGGTGGGTGGACCTGACCGAGGAGACGATGCCGGCGGCGGCGGAGGAGCCCGAGCCGCCGCCGCCGATGAGTGAGGCGGCGGCCCGCGACCAGCGGGAGGGCACCGCACCCGCCCGTGGGCGGCGTCGTGCCGCGACCAGCCAAACCAGCGCGGAGGAGTGACCCGGAATGCCCCCAACACCCTTGAACCCGACCAGCCGGTTCACCCCGCCCGGGGTCCGGAAAATCTACTGGCTGCCCGCCATCGCCGCCTACGCCACCGGCGCGACCCGCACGGAGATAAACGGCGGCATAGACCTGACCAACGAGGTGGCCGGCGTCACCGGGTTCACCGTGGCGTCCAACTCGGTGGAAGTCCCGGACCTGTCCAGCCGGTTCTCCGCCCGGGTGCCCGGCCGGATCACCGCCGCCGACCCCTCCTCGCTGATGTTCTACCAGGACCAGACCTCCAACGACGTGCGCGGCGTGCTGCCCCGCGACACCGCCGGGTTTACCGCGTTCTTGTGGGAGGGCGACATTTCGGGCCGCAAGTACGACATCTTCCCGGTCAAGGTGTCGTCGGTGTCGCCGCAGGGGGACATGGAGAACCCGCAGCAAACGGAGGTGGCGTTCTCGATCACGCGGGTGCCCGCGCAGAACCTGGTGGTCCCGCCGTAATGACGCGGCCCCCGGTGACTGGCCATCGAACCCGGGAGCCGCGCCCGGCGGAACACGGTGGGACCGTCTGCCGCACGGGGGACCATCACCATACACCGTGGAAAGGCCAGCATGATGACCAGCGAGAACGGCAGCCGCAAGTATGACCTCCCCGAGGGCGTCACGCTGCTGAGCAAACAGCAGATCGTGGTAGCGGATGACATCCTTACCCAGGTGGTCCGGGTGCCCGAGTGGAAAGCCGCAAGTGGCGCGGATGCGGTGCTGGTGCGTGGCATGACCGGGCAGGGCCGCGACGACTATTTCAAGTCGATGGCCCGGATGCGCCGGGGCCAGCAGGTCGCGGACCCGGAGAACGCCACCGCGAAGCTGTGCGCGCTGTGCATCATCGACCCGGACACCGACCAGCCGATGTTCACGGCGGCGGAGGTGGGGGTGCTGGGCCGCAAGTCCGCCGCCGCGCTGCACCGGGTGGAAGAGGTCGCCATGGCACTGTCCGGGCTGGACGATGAGACGATGGCCGAACTGGGAAAAGCCTCCGCGAGCACCCCGAGCGCCAGTTCTACTTCCGGCTAGCGCACGAACTGGGCGGCCTGACCGTGGCCGCGCTGCTGGCCCGCATCTCCTCCACCGAGCTGGCCGAGTGGATGCACTACTTCACCGACCTGGACGCGGCGATGGAGGCCGCCCGCGACGGCAAGGGCCCGCCGAAGCAGGCGGCGGACGGGACGCCGCTGACCACGCCGGACGGACGGCCGCTGAACATGCGCGGCACAGGAATGGGGTGATGCGGCGTGGCGGTGGTGCTGACCGGGCCCGGCGTGGGTGAGATGAAGGCGCTGGCGGTGAAGCTGCGGGAGGCCGACCCGCGACTGCGGCGGGCGCTGCTGGCCCGGTTCCGGCAGGCCGGGGCGCCGATCGTCCGGGACGTGCAGGTGTCGATCCTGGACATGCCCGCCGAGCACTACCCGCAGGCGGGGCTGCGCGCCGAAGTCGCCAGGACGGTGTTCGCCTCCGCCGGGGTCACCCGGTCCGGGGTGCGGCTGGACATCGTGTCGGCGGGGCGGCGGATGCCCGCCGGGAAGCAGAACCTGCCGAACCTGCTGAACCAGCCGGGCGGGTTCTACCATCCGGTGTTCGCCCGGGGGGCGCGGTTCACCATGGGCCGGTCCCGGGCCAAGAGGTACGCGCGCAAGCCGGTGTTCCTGCGGCCGATGGTCAAACGCGGCGCGTGGGAGTGGACGCATCAGCAGGGCAAGCCGCATTGGTTTGAGGAGCCGGTTGCCCGGTCCGCCAATGACGTGCGGGTGGCGTGTGAGGCGGCGCTGGAAGAGGTGAAACGGAGCCTGGAGGTTTAGCCCCCGGGCGGGATCGGGTCCTCTGCCGAGCGGGCATGGGCGGCGATCTCGGCCAGCACCCGCTCCCGGACCTGGGCAACCACATCGGAGGACAGGTCCCGGAACCCGGCGGTCACCTCTGCCTGGACGATCGCCGCCACGGTGGGCGCGTCGCGGCCGTGGGCGAACCCACCCGAATGCGGGTCGGTGAGCTGCCGGGCGTACTCGCGGTCGATCCGCGCGGCCAGGGTGAGCTGCCCGTCCGTCAGCGTCGCCGGGTTCGTGGTGGCCATCAGCGCGGCGATGCGGGCCCGGACGTGGTCGCGGATCTCCTCATCGGTGATCGCCGCGAACCGGACCCGGAGGGCCGCCTCTAGCAGCGGGCCGCCGGCGCGGTCCAGCAGCCGCTCCGCGACCAGCTCCCCGAGGGCGACGGTACGCTGCTCGGGTGCCTCACCCTCACCGGCCCAGTCCTCATCCACACCGGGAGGCGGCAGGTCCCAGACGCGCACCGGGCTGTCCAGGTCGATGTTCAGCGTGACCGTCATCTGCACAACTTCCGGCAGCGAAGCCATCCCCGGTGTCCTTTCCCACGGCGGTTCCCCGCAAGGGTACGCCCGTGCCGTCACGTGGCCCCGTCCCGCCACGCCAGGGCCGGGGCCACCCCAAGGTGTGCGGGCCGGGCCTGGGGCGGCCGTGGGGCCACCGGGCGTCGCCGCCTAGTTGACCGGGGGGGGCGGATAGGGTGGCAGGAAAAGCGGCCCCGGCTGGTGTAACGAGCACCAGGGGTTCCGGGGCCTGGCCGCATCGGAGGTGCGACCGTGGCCCAGTCTGCCACCAAGCGGTGCCGGAAGTGTCGCGCCGTCAGGCCGCTCAGCGAGTTCCACCGCCTCACCAGCGCGCCGGAGGGAACGCGGCGATGAGCTGCGGCGGCAGGTGTACGGGCACTATGGCGCCGTGTGCGCGTGCTGCGGCCGGGCCGACAATCTGTCGATCGACCACGTCAACGGAGATGGCCGCGAGCACCGGGAGGAGATTTTCGGCCGTCAGGGCGGCGGCGTGGAGGTCTACTACTGGCTTGTGACTGCCGGGTTCCTGGACGGTTTCGAGACCCTGTGCCGCTCCCTTAATCAGAGCAAGGGCAGAGGCAGGAGGTGCCGCTTGGCCCACTAGAGGGAGGTGGTTAGCGCATGGCCACGACCTTGCGCTTCCCATCGTTCTTCTAGGAGACGATCGGGCGTCGGCGGCGTTCTCCCGGTTCGCCCGGCAGGTGGACAACACCAACCACGCGATCGACCGGAACGCGGTGTCGCTGCGGAAGCAGCAGGCGGCCCAGGAGTCCGCCGGCGGCAGCCTGATCAAGTTCGTCGGGACGATCACCGGGTTCGGGGACGCGTCCTCCGCCGCGTCGCGCAAGTCCGGCATCCTGCCCCGGATCATCGCCGCGATCGGGCTGGGCACCGGCCCGGCCGAGGCGGCGCTGTCGGCGCTGGTCGGCACGGTCGGGTCGCTGACGGCGGCGGTCACCGCCGGCGCGGCTGGGCTGCTGGCCTACGGGCTGGCGCTGAAACCGCTGCTCACCCAGGCCGGGTCCGTGGTCAAGGCACAGGCCACGCTGGACACTGCCCGCGCACGGGCGCAGGCGCAGTATGCCGGGGCGCTGAAGGCTGGCGTTGGGCAGCAGACGGCGGCGGCGGCCAAGACCAAGGCGCTCCAGGCCGCGCAGGCGCAGTACAACGCCACGGTAGGGCAGGCGCCGCCGGCGGTGCGGGCGTTCGGCAAGGAGCTGACCGCCGCGCAGACCGCCTACCACAACTGGGCCACGTCGCTGGCCGGGCCGGTGCTGGAGCCGCTGCGGATCGGCCTGACGATCGTGAAGCCGCTGCTGCACGACCTGTCGCCGCTGGCGGTCCAGGCCGCCAAGGCGCTGTCCGAGCTGGCCCTGTCGGCGGCCAACGCGGTGAAGTCGTCGGGGTTCCAGCAGTGGCTCAAGCAGATCACCCCGCTGATCTTCCCCGTGATCTCCGGGCTGGGCCACGCCATCGGCAACATCATCGTGGGGTTCGGCAACATCGTCAAAGCGTTCACCCCGTTCGCCGGGACCGTGATCGCCGGGCTGGACCGGCTGACCAAACGGTTCCGCGACTGGTCGCAGAACCTGAGCCAGCACTCGGGGTTCCAGGCGATGCTCGGCCAGTGGCAGACCATCTGGCCGAAGGTCCGGCAAGCGATGGGGCAGGCGCTGACGGTCATCATCAACATCGTCAAGGCGTAGGCGTCGATGACCACCGGCGGCAACTCGCAGTGGATGTGGAACGTGGCGAACCCGCTGCTGGCGCTGCTGCGGCAACTGTCGGGGCACCCGGCGATCGTGCAACTGTTCACGTACATGTACCTGGCCAGCAAGGGCGCGGGGCAGCTCAAGAACATTCTCGATTCGGCCAAGAGCGGGTGGGGCGCGGTTACCCGGTTCATCGCCCTGATCACCGGCGGCAAGGTCCAGCTCGGCATGCAGGGCGCCGGGGACACGATGCTGGCGGCGTCGCGGAACATGCTGGTGGCCGCTGACCGGATGGCTGCCGCCGCTCCCGGCGCGGCGGCAGGCGGCGCGGCAGCCGGGGCGGAGGGCGGCGCGGCGGCCGGGGCGGCGGCGCGGGGCGGCCTGATCGGCCGGGCGCTGTCGCTGCTTGGGCCGATCGGCATCCCGGTGTTCGCCACCATGCACATCCGGCTGCCCGGCCAGGGGCAGACCATCTGGCAGGGCGTGGTGGCGTCCTTTGAGCGGTACGTCGGCGGCCCGATCACCGGCTGGTTTGAGTCGGCATTCACCCCCGGCGGGAAGATCAACCAGGCGCTGCTGGCCGGGTGGAACCGGATGTGGCACGGGATCGTGTCCGGGACCGGGTCGGCGTTCTCCCCCGGCGGCGCACTCAACCAGTCGCTGCTGCGGGCGTTCTCGGGGGCGGCCCGGTGGCTGGTCCGCACCGGCGGCGACATCGTGTCCGGGCTGTCGTCGGGGATTCACCGGGCCTGGTCGGCGTTCATCAATTTCTGGACCGGCCTGCCGGGGCGGCTGATCCACTCGTTCATGTCCCTGTTCGGCATCGGCTCCCCGTCCAAGGTGATGGCGGGGATCGGCCGGGACATCATCCTCGGGCTGGGGCGCGGCGTGCAGCTCGCCTGGGCCGGCCTGTTCGCGTGGCTGCGGCGCATCCCCGGGTGGATCCTGGGGATCTTTAACGGCGCGGGCCGGTGGCTGGTCCGGTCCGGGCAGAACATCATCGGCGGCCTGGCGAACGGCATCGCCGCCGGGTGGCGGACGGTGTCCCGGTGGTTCGGCGGCCTGCCGGGCCGGCTGACCGCGTTTTTCCGGGGGTCGCTGCGGTGGCTGTTCGGCGGCGGCCAGGACGTGATTCAGGGCCTGTACAACGGCATCCTGTCGATCTGGCACAAGGTCACGGCGTTCATCACCGGCATCCCCGGGTGGATCAAGGCGCACAAGGGGCCGCTGTCGCTGGACGCCCAGCTGCTGGTCCCGGCAGGTAAGGCGATCATGTCCGGGCTGCACCTGGGGCTGCTGACCGGCGCCGGCGGACCGCTCGGGTTCTTGTCCGGCCTGGCGGGCACCATCGGGGACCTGGTCGCCGGGGGGCTCGGCGGGCTGCTGAAAAAACTGCGCGGCACACCCAGCGGCGGCGGCCCGTCCGTGCAGATCGGCCGGGTGCTCGCGGCGGCGATGGGCTGGACCGGCGCCCAGTTCTCCGCCCTGTTCAACCTGTGGATGGGGGAAAGCGGTTGGCGCTGGAACGCCTTGAATGCCTCATCGGGGGCGTACGGGATCCCGCAGAGCTTGCCCGCGTCCAAGATGGCGGCAGCCGGGGCCGACTGGCGGACCAACCCGGCGACGCAGATCCGGTGGGGCCTCGCTTACATCAAGTCGGTGTATGGGTCGCCGCTGAACGCATACCGGATGTGGCTGGCCCGCAGCCCGCACTGGTACGAGCGCGGGTCCTGGTCGGTGCCGGTGACCGGCCCGGCGACCGTCCACCGTGGGGAAATGATCTTGCCGCAGCCGCTGGCGGAGGCGGTGCGGCAGGTGCTCACCGGCGGCGACGGCGGCAGCCGGCATGGGGCCCCGGTTTTGAACGTCGGCACGCTGAACGTCACCAGCCAGGCCGACGCGATCCTGCTGGCCCGGTCGGCAACGTTCTACTGGCGGCACGCCGGGGGGATGGGATGACGATCACCGGCATGTCGATCACCGACCCGGCCCAGGGGGTCACCTGGACGCTGATCCCGTCCGGTGATGTGAACGTGGCGGACTGGGACGTGGCCGCCGCGCCGCGTGAGGTGTCCTACCCGAACCCGGGCGCGGACGGCACCCGGGACAACAGCCAGTTCCTCGGGCAGGCCGCCGTCACCCTCTCCCTGGGGCTGGTCGGCAACATCGGTGCCCAGCTGGACCTGCTGTCGCTGCTCAACCACCCGTCCCGCCGCCCCTACCTGGTCATTGACGACGACGAATACCCGGGTGGGCCGCGTCAGATACAGCTGCGGTTCGCGTCCAAGCAGGGCCCGTATGAGGCGGCCACTTACCGGATCATGCAGCTCGGCTACGTCGGCCCTACCGGGGTGTGGGAGGACCAGCAGCCCACGGTGGCGGTGGTGCCCGGCGCGCAGCCCACCCTGGGCGGCCTGGCGGTCGGCTCCGCCGGGCTGGCCATCGGGTCGGCGGGGCTGGCCATCTCCTCCTCGGCGGCCGGGTCGGCGTCATCCATGCTGGTCTACGGCGGCGGGTCGGTGCCCCGGCCGTTCACCGCCCGGCTGTACGGCCCGTGCACCGGGCCGAAGCTGACGAACGACGCGCTGACTATCCCCGGGCAGCCGAACGGCAACCTGGTTTTCTTCGACACGCTGTCGATCGTCGCCGGCAACTACGTGGAGGTGGACACCGGCGGCAAGACGGCGCTGCTCAACTCCGACCCGAACCAGTCCGTCGCCGGGGCGCTGGACTGGGCTAACTCGGACTGGTGGCTGCTCCAGCCGGGGCAGAACCTGGTCCGCTACCACCCCACGACGGCCGATGACGTGGTGACCGCCGTGCTCGCGTGGACGCCGGCCCGCACCCCGTGACACCCCGGGAGGGAACCTGATGGCCAATCACACTCCGTTCCCGATCAGTGTCCTGCCTGGCGACACCCCCGATCCGGAGCTGTACACCGGGGAGGAGCTGCGCCAGTGGGTGCGGTCGCTGGCGGAGCTGTCCCACGGGTTCATCGGGTCGCGGACCGGCGTGCAGGGGGCCACCGCGTGCAAGGTGCAGCAGCGCGGTGCCGGGCCGACGATGAGCGTGGACATTCTCTCCGGGCGGCTGTTCGTCTACGGCGGCGACTCCTCCAACCAGGGGGTGTACTGGGCGTGGTCGGACACCACCCAGAACATCGCGGTGCCGGTCACGCCGTCCGGGACCCGCACCCACCGGATCGCCGCGCAGCTGCGGGACCGGTCGGAGAACGGTTCGTGGTCGGACTACGGGTGGCAGCCGGTCCTGCTGGCCGACACCGGGTCGGGCACGCCGGCGCTGCCAGCGACGTATTGCAACCTGGCGCTGGTGCAGGTCGCCTCCACCGATGTGTCCGTGGCGAACGCGGCGATCACCGACCTGCGGGAGGTGTATTCGCGGTGGACGCAGGTGTCGCGGGCCACCGACTCCGCAGCGCGGAACTCCACCACCAGCCTGACCGACGATGACACCCTGGTCGTGTCGAACCTGGCGGTGGGCACGCATAAGGTGCGCTGCCAAGTGTTCTACCACGCCGGGTCGTCGGGGAATATGCGGTGGGCGTTCCGGGTGCCGCCCGGTGCCACCGGCGCGTACGACGCGTCGCGGTACGACGGGGCCGGGAACTATCTGCCGGTCGGCCGGTCGGCGTGGGGTGACGCCCACCAGGCGGACGGGCAGGGCACGACCAAGCCGACGAACTCCCTGTCGATCCTGATCGAGGGCACCCTCACCGTTCCCGCCACCGAGTCTGTGGTATCCGGCGGCGGCGGCCTGCGGCAGCTCGCGTTCCAGTGGGCGCAGTGGAGCAGCGCGTCGATCGGTGCCACCGTCGAGGATTTCTCCTCGCTGGTCACCGAGCGGATCGGCTGAGCCGGTGGCCCCGACCTGGCAGGCCGTGGGGATCTGCGACGGCGGCTGCGGCCAGGTGCTCGGGCTGTCGGCGGACCGGCAGACGCTGGTGCACTACGGCGACACCCACGGCGCGTACATGTCGTGCAAGCGGTGGTCCGGCGTGGCCGAGTTCATGGACCAGTGGCAGTCGATCGGCACCGGCCTGGGCGCCAAGGACAAATACCGGCAGGGCGTGGCGGTGATCGAGTCCACCGTGCTGGCGGGGACGTGGTTCGCGCTGACCGGCGACGCGGTGGCCAACGCCGCCGCGACCGGCGGCGGGGTGCTGGGGTTCGTGGAGGCGACCGGGCCGCGTGGCGGCGGCGAGGGCGGCAAGTGGACGCTGCGGTCGTCGGCGCTGATGGGCGCGGGCAACCACAACGCGGCACCGCTGGACTCGGCGTGGCGGTGCACCGGGCACCTGCTGGTGATGGAGCCGAACCAGTCGCCGGGCACTACGTACCTGTGGGGCGGCGGCCACGGCACCGGGATTCAGCGGGCCGCGTGCACCGGCGTGGCCGGCGACGCCACGACGTGGGTGCGGTGCCAGATCGCCGGGTCCGCCACCGGCCTGTCCTATGTGCGGTCGCTGGCCATCGACCCGGGGGCGCTGACCCACGTGTACGCGTCGGTGCTGTCGTCGGCGGGGGCGTTCCTGGGCGTGCACCAATCCACCAACGCGCACGCCACCACGCCGAACTTCACCAAGCTGGCCAATCAGCCGACCGGGAACGTGCACGACCTGTTCCCGGTCGGCGGGTTCCTGTACGCGGCGTGCGGCTCTGGCGGCCTGTGGCGGATGGACTTGGGCGCGCTGACCTGGGCGAACTGCAACGGGTCGTTCATCCCCGGGTCCCCGAACTTGTGGACGGCCGTGTCGGGGTATGTGGACGGCTCGGGGAACCACGTCATCTGGCTGGGCAATTTCAACCCGGGGCACAACTCCCCGGCGACCGCCAACCATGACGGCTGCTGGGTGTCGGCCACCATCCCCTCCACCTGGCCGGGGTCGGGGTCGATCACCTACGCCGACCTGCCCGCCGTCACCCATGGCACCGTCCCGGTCCCCGGCGGCACCCGGACGTTCTGGCGCACCCAGGCGGCGTGGAACGGCGGCACCGGCCACTTCGCCCCGTTCATGCTCATCGACGCCTCCAGCCTGGCGGCGGTGAAGCTGTATGAGACCGGCGCGGCCGGGCCGACCCGGCGGGTTAACGCCACCGAGGGCTGGACGATCGCCTACAACGGGTACCCGGCGTTCCTGGGGCACCCGGTGTGGGCGTCCAAGGCCACCGCCGGGCTCGGCGCGCAGGGCGACTCCGACTGGGGGTGGATCTGGTGGTCTACCCCGTCGAGCGGGCCCGGCGCGGGCTACCCGGCGTGGGACGCGTCCTCCACCAAGAACCAGACCGACACCCCGCCCGGCGGCCCGGAATGCTGGGCCATCGCCGGCGACTACTACGACGATGAGGTATTCGCGGGCACCGGCGCCAAATACTCGGGCACCGCCTCGGGCGGCCTGGGCC